CAAGAATGACAGCGGATTCTCTTATCGCAGCTCTCTGTTCACTCTGATAGCTATACACTATACCTTCCAATCCTCTCCAAAATTCGTTCTATCAAACACTGGTTCAGCGAAAGTCTCCTGTCCGGCATCTACGAGGTCTTCCTGTTCCTTATCGTCTATATCATACAATTTCATCTTTGCACGATCAATACCCACCACAAACCGTCTATTAGCAGTAGGGTCATTATATCGGTTCTTGAGCTGCTTGACCGCAATCTGATTGAGCTCTTCTAGTTCCTCATTGCTAATGAGTGCAAACATGAAATCGGCAGTCGCAGGCAGACCAAAGCTCTCACTCGTATCTTCAAGACCAATATCCGAAGACACGAAACCTGATCTAGTGGTCTGTGTTGCCGACATAATTGGAACATTTGTCTCAACCGCCAGTCCTCTAAGCTCTTCAGCAATCGCCTTGATATACATGTAACTGTTGACATTTTGTGCTCCTTTAAACCTTGACGATGCACAGATATTGAGGTAATCTACGAAGATAATATCTGGTCGGAATGATTTCTTGATTGCAAGTTCCTTTATCAACCCTCGAAAGTGGCTGCTATGTGCCGAAGCCGTAGGATATTCCTTGACAATCAACTGTCCACTCGTGGACTTGATGATCTTGGCAATCTTGTTCTCATACATCTGTTTTGGTAGACTATGTAGGTCTTCCATAGAGATATTCATCAGATTAGCATCGATTCTCTCTGCGATACGTTCTTCTGCCATCTCTAATGTGATATACAGGACGTTTCTTCCCTGACTCAGACAGTTTGCAGCAACGTGACACATGAACAGAGACTTACCCACACCTGTACCAGCAAGGGCAATATTCAGTGTTTTAGGTGGTAATCCACCCTTGGTGATACGATTGAAGAAGTCCAGATCAAACGGAATCTTCTCTTCTACCTTGTGATAATAGTCATATCGGGACTCTGCGTCCAGCAAATAATCGTGGCCCACACGATTATCAAAACCCACAGCAAGGGCATCGGTGAGGATACTTGGAATAGCATCTGGACCTCGTTTCTTATCTTTTCCATCAATGATAGATATACCTTCAACAATAGCATTATATACCGCCTTATCTTTACAAAATTGTTCTGTTGTGTCCACTAACCAATCGAAATCCACATCGGAAAATTCCATACCCTGTATGGCTTCGATTACCTTCTTGAAGTCCTCACCATTCAAATCCTTGCGAGTAGATACCTCTATCTCAAGGGATGTCTGAGTAGGTATCTTGTTGTATTTGTCTACAAATTTAGCGATTTCCTCAAATAACGTGCGTTCTGTACGGTCAGAGAAATAGTCGCTCTTCATAAAAGGTAGCACTTTGCGAGCATACTGCTCGTTGCTTACAAGTTGCGTTAGTGCTGTGCGTTCAATGGTCTGGGACATATTCAAGCTGTTCTTCCTTTAGTTGGTCATCTAGTACATCAACAAGAATGTCACCAAGAAGATTGCGAAAATCATCGTGTATTTCATCATTGGATATACCATAATTATCCATTATAGTATAATCAAACGAAAGTGTCAAGTTCCCTTCCGCATCTTCTTCCTCATTGAGTGCTATTCTACCGTACTGGTATACGATACCACTATAACGTCCGCCTGTAATCACGATGGAAGCCCAGCTGTCTTCCTTGCGTGATACAAACTTGTACATTTTCTTGATTTTACTCATAAACACTCCTGTATATTGACGGTATGTTCCACGGACAGCTGATATGTGCTGTTGATATGGAGAAATCAGTTGCACCCATATCCCGATACTGATATACATCCTTGTCAGAATATATTCCACCCCCGGCAATCAGTGAATTAAAAGATAGTTCAGATAGCCGCTTGATAGCAGCCATATTCATAACTCTTAACTGCGATCCTGATATACCCCCTCTGGGTGTTGGTATGGTATTTGAACAGTGAATATGGTTTACACCGTACAGCTTGAGATCAGCTGCATCGTAATCCGATATGTCATACCGCACCTTCACCATCAGGTCAGGAAATTTTTGCAGAAATTCTTTGAGTGTATCATGTGGTATGGTGATCTCACTCACGTTAGGACATGACAAATTGAGCTCAAGCTTTGTTCCCTTCGGAACTAAGTACAACAGATGTTCCCATTCATCATCATTTAATCCGCATATGGAGTGTATACGATCAGGCTTTATAGTGACATTACGGATACCCTTGTTACGAAACCCTATTTGATTTCTCCACCCACCCCTCACTGGTCGCAATGATCTCAACGTATGATATATCAAACCCTTTCTTGGGTATGCAGTAAACGTACCCATGATAGGTACTGCGTCTTTATATGTGAAATAATTACCGAACGGCGGAGATATGTACAGCATTTTTTTCATCCTCTATTTCCCATATTCTGGGAAGCACTTTTGTCTCAGTTTCACCCAAATCACCGTAATATTCTGGGGTCTTCTCCCACCATATAATCCCTATAGATACACGATTGCCCTCGTATGGCGCAACTCTATGTGTCAAAGTCGCATCAAAATACACCAATCTATTTTGTATGGGTTCTATCTGACGATGAATACCCCATCGTGGTCCTCCAATTTGGAGATTTCCGCCACTGTCGGGACTCTTGACGTAGTAAATGAAAGTATATTCGGGTAGGGGTTGCGGTTCCTTAACAAATCCCTTGACTGTGCAATATGACTCAATGTCGCTGTGCCATTTGGGGTCTACAGGTCGAATGTTATACCAAGCTGTTGCGCCTTTGGCAGGTTTAGTCAGATATGGATATGTAGATAACACCAGCTCATGCAATGCATTTGCCGGTATCGCACTTTGCCCCACCCAATGCACCTTTGCATACTCAAGTGAGGTTGTCGTTAAATCGTTGTATTCTGACTCCGTAAGGTAATCGTCTAATAATTTCACGGATAATTCTCTATGCTCACTAGTTCTCTATTTGCCAGATGTTCTTCTGCAATATCTTCTTTTGACTGTCCATGATATGCAACTGCATTGTGCGTGTCAATCAACAACTGATTTACAGTTGTGTCATTCACAACAAACTCACCCAATATGCGGCCATACTTACCCTTGCCATCTTTTCTTGTGCGTAGAACCTGTATCGAATCCAAGGGTAGATGTTTCTGCACAAACTCCTTTGCCATCAGTCCATAGACCTTTTCTTCCTTGTCGCTGGTCCTTGACTCAGGTGTGTCAACACCATAGAAACGAATCCTCTGTTTCTTTAGCCACACACCGAATCCAAGATCGATGTCCACATCAGCTGTGTCACCGTCTATTACCTTTACAATTTTGCATGGATACTCATACATTTACCTCTCCTCCTAAGTCACATTGCCGGACATATCTTCAATTTCTTTAATAAAGTTCTTTTCCATGCAATAAAATTTTGATGATATTGAATGATTTATATTATATTCACCAGCTATGAAATCGTTCAATGCTTCATGTCTCTCAACAATGAATTCCACACATTTATATTTGCTATCAAATGTGGGGTTGTGGAATATATAACTGTCTATACCACTTGGCAGCATAGCCACTATAAACCACATTGCTATAGTATTAGACACCGAAACTTTCTCCGCACCCACATTGGGTTGTTGCAGTTGGATTGACAACCTTCAGAAAGCTACCACCCAACTCTGTTACATAATCTATCTCACTACCTATAACATACATCTCTGCTAGTGGATCAAGAACTAAAATATCCTCTATGGGATCAGACCAATTAACGCCTGTGCTGTCGGTCCTCAAACCCCAAACATACTGGAATCCAGAACATCCCCCACCTTTTACAGAGAGGGATACTTTGTCGCCATTTAGTATGACGGAACGCATATACTTTTTGGCTGCTTCAGTTATAGTCACCATACAGTTATTTAGTTCAATCTGTTTGCCTGTCTCAGTAAGTATGCGAGAACAGTGTCCCAATAAAGCTTACCCCACGAAGAACCAACATTCTTCCTAGCAAGCATTGCCCTCTCTATTCTTTTTTCGACAAGAGTGGTTTGTTCATCGGTCACTCAATTTCACTCCATCCAGCCATCTCACACTTGTACTTCTTAGTACCAACCAAAACCATGTCACCTGTCATGGTGCTCCGACATGCGGCACCACCAAACATCTTGGTCACGCCCTCGTTGTTCCACCAAGCATCATTGATGCTGTTGGTCTTTACGAAAGCCTTCTCTAACTTGTCAGTAACCGACAAGTCCTTCTTAACCTCTACAAACGCAACCGTTGTGGGTGCGTCCTCAAAGGCTGCGTGTATCACCGTAACCTTTTCATATAAGAGATTTTTCATTAGTGCATCAGTCTTACTAACAGGCATAGTACGCCTCCTCAGTATATTCAAAAGAACCACCAACCAACTCTTTGAACTTATCAAGAGCCTCATCGTAAGAAGAATCAAATACTTCACATTCTTTGTAGTATTTGTTCTTAACAACCTCAATCTCGTACTTGTAGTTTCCACTATTCCAGAGATACATCGGCGTTACATCATCCAAAGAACTGTAACCTTTTGCAATCAAATTCATTTCACAATCTCAACAGGCTTGTTCCACTCACCAATCTTGATATCGTTGTACCAAGCGGTATCGAAATAGTCAATCATGGCATCAGTGTTGTCATACCACTTCTTACCCTTCATGGCGGCAAGTAATTTGATCAAGAACCTTTTCGCAGTTCCCTCAAACCATTCAAGATGGTAGACGTTCACACCGTTTTCAATCTCTCTATCGGTAAACATCCCAACAGGAACCTTCCGAAGAGTGACACACAAAGTGCTGCCATGATTAACCTTGATGGTTCCCTTAACACCGTATTCGGCGAGAACCTTCTTAATCTCAGGAGCCAGTTCCTTCTTTGTCTCTTTACTCACATAAGCCATTTCGTATCTTTCTCTCTGTTTTCCGATTATGTCTTATAGTACCACATTCAAAAGGCTTTGTCAATAGCTAATTTGGCCTATAATACCACCAAACAGAACCACCCTACCGCAAATAGGGTTAACATAAACAGAGTTTCAATCGCAACCGTCATGATTCGTTTCATAGCAATTCCTCATTCATTGTTTCCAACATTACATAACCACCAAAATACTCATCAAATGTCTTGACAAGATTCTTGTAATCACCAGACATCATTCTTTTGAGCATGATTTCCTTCTCATCAGAGGCATACCCGACTTCCGAACATAACCTACTGGCAATCCCAAGTAGAACATTAGCATTACCATCTGGGCCATCCAGATTAATTATGTTTTTTTCAACAGTAGGTTTCCGTATCATCACAATCTCCTAGAGGTAAAGGGGGCCAGTCCAGTTGATGGGATATCCACCGTCGAGGATGTTACCCCGAGCAGCGTTCCGTGCAGGAGCAGCGTAACCAGCGGGTTTCAGAATGTCACCCTTCTTGAACTTCTTGTCATTGTCAACACCAACAACAAACGCCTTAACTCCACCACCCCTTTCGGTAATCTTGATGTACTTCTTACCGTAGGTGATCGTGAAATTATTCTCGTACCTTTCGCACATATTCTTCCGAACGTCATCCTTCGGAGGCATGAACCCAATATAGTCCCTAATCATGGCATCTTTCATCTTACCAAGACCAGCAACAATCGTTTCAGCACCTTCTTTAACATAAACAGTCATAATCTCTTTCCTTTTCTCAGTTTATACCTTAGTATATACCATAAAATAGGGTTTGTCAAGGCAAAAGTTAGGCTACAACCGCAAAAATCTCTGCGTTGGTGCCATATAGGTTAAACTTTTTGGAGATAAGCTCTCTTTTACCAGACTTGGGGAAGTCTATCAGCTTGGAATAGGGTGATTTCTTGGCATACACCGTTACATCACGTTCCTTAGCAAGTTTATTCCAGACATAGCGGCCGCCGGGCGAAGCACTAGTTCCAGCCATCAGTGTAATGTTTAATTTCTTGATTAAAAACTTGTAAATCTTAACGGCAAGGTTGTTACCCTTGTACCGACTATCGACATTGACTAGATCAACGTGCCATGCACCACGTTCCTTGGTCAACTCTACCTTTGCAACAATCCGAAAACGAGTTTCCATGTAACCCTCTACATGGCGAATTCGTTTAGTCACGTTGCGGTCATAGACCCATACGGTATGATATGTGCGTTCTTCTTTCTCAAGATGAATGTCATACCCGAAAGCTCGACCTATGAGCTCTAGGTCTTCTAGATTACCATAACCAAGGAAAACACCCTTGTCCATCGTAATTCTGTCAACCATTTATGCAGCCCTCCGAGCGATATCATCTTCAATCATCCTGTCCCTACCTTCTAGAGTCATAGGATAACCACGTTCTTTAAGAATCCTTGCAACCGTGGGATTTACATAACCCTTAATCTCAAGAACCTTCAGAGGAGGATTGCAAGTAAGATTGGCAAAGTATTCCTCAACGGTGAAGTTCTCACGGAGGAATTTCTTGAAGGCGACCATGCCACCATTCTTGAAACGAGCAACGAACCGACGATCCGCACCATAGGTCAGGTACAAACCATCGTAATTGAATTCTTTGTTAACGAACTTAGTCATATCTCTTTCCTCTTCTGATTATGTCTTATAGTACCATGCGGAAAGAGATTTGTCAAACAAAATCGCTTACTCTAAGTCATTGAATTCATTGAGAATCCAAACTTTTTTCTTCTTTTTACCAACGGTAAACTCTGAAAATCCCTCTGGAATGGGCTTATTCCACCCATTTTTACGGGCAATATTGACGCTGGGGAATACACCAGCGAGGTGCATGATATGTGCCATACACCAATTGTCTTCGATCATCCATGTGGAGCCATCTCCACAGTCATCGAAACCCATTACATCCCTATCTTTAGAGGATACTTTGGGCGACAGAAAGTTGAACTCATTATCCATTACACTTCACTCCATTAATGCGACAAGTTTCCATTTCAAACAGATCAAGGGCATCAAAGACCCGCATCCCGCTCCTTGTACCAACATCTCGACCACCGAAGTCAACTCGTACTTCAAGGTCAATACCAGCCTTAGTACGGACACTACGAATGATACCT